ACCAACTCCTGTCAGATCTGGAGAAGGTTAACGCTGCCGATCAGATTATGGAAGCCGTTCTTAACGGCGCCATCTTCGGCACGATGATTGCCAAGGTCAACACGACACTGGCAACAGAGCAGACGCCTAAGCGTAATCCGGCTACCTACGAGCTGATGGCGCAAAGCAAGAAACAGGTGCAGGTCTCTATTGAGTCGATCCGCCCTGATGAATTGATTCCTGACCCGGTTGGCCGGACTATCCAGCAAATGCTGGGTGTGGCGCATCGCGTCCAGCGGCCGCTACATTACATCGCAGAGAAGTGCGAGCAAGGCATCTACGATAAGAATGCTATCAAGAATATCTGGCCAACGCGCAGATTAAAAAATTCGGACGTGGATAATGAAGATCCAATGTCCATAAACACGACATACGAAAGCGAGCAGATTGATCTTATCGAATACCATGGTAAGGTCCCTGCTCGTTTTCTTTTTGACATCCAGGAAGCCCGATCCGTAGCTGACCAGCTACTTAAGATCGACCTTCAAGAGATTGCTGAGCAAGGCGGAGATGGCCCGCTGGTGGAAGCGATCGTCACGATTGCTAACCAGGGCGTACTCCTGCGAGCTATCCCGAATCCCTACACACTCTGCGATCGCAGCATTGTGGCAGCGCAATTCGAGAAAGTCCCAGCGCGGTTTTGGGGAAGGGGTGTAGCTGAGAAAGGCTATAACCCTCAGAAGGCACTTGACGCAGAATTACGATCCCGCATGGACGCTCTTGGTTACATTAGCGCCCCAATGCTCGGAATTGACTCGGGACGTATTCCTCGCGGATTCAAACTAGAAGTAAAACCCGGCAAGGTCTGGCCGACGCAAGGCGACCCCAGAGAGGTACTCAATCCCTTCCCCGCTTTGAATATGAACACGATGACGTTTGAACAGACGCAAGAGATGGAGCGTATGGTTCAGATGGGCACCGGAGCCCTGGATGTCGCCTCCGCAATCAAGAATCAGTCTTCATCTGGTGCGAATAGCATGTCTAGTAATAGCATGCTTATGGGTGCGTTCGTTAAGCGCAGTAAGCGCAGCATATCAAATATATCTCGCAATTTCATCGGCGTACTACTCCAGAAAGTCATTTGGAGGTACATGCAATTTGATCCGGTTCGTTATCCACAGAACTTCAACATAAAGATTAAGCCCACAATGGGCATAGTCGCTAGGGAAGTGGAAGCCGGGCAGATGACGCAGCTTATGGGGATGATGCCCCAAGAGTACCACCAGGTACAGCTAAAGCTTGCGCAAGGTATCATCGAGCACACAGCGCTGTCTAACAAGGCCGAGCTACTTAAGATCATTGAGGGTATCCTCAATCCTCCGCCGGAGCAAGTTAAGCAACAGCAGCAGCAACAGCAGCAGATGCAGCAATTGCAGATGGCTGGCCTCCAGGCGCAGGTACAGCAGTTGCAGGCCGGTACGAAGAAGATTATGGCTGAGATCACGGCGCTTAGCGCCAAGGCCACATCGGCGCAGACTCAGGATAAGATCAAGGCTGCTAGTGCTATGTTGGATGCTGAGCGCGTCAAGCAGGAGCAGGGTGAACAACAGCAGTTCGCTATCCAGAACCAGATTGCCATGGCGCGTCTGCCCATTGAGCAAGAACAGAATAAGATCGATTGGATTGTCGCCCAGGCCAAGCTAATAACCGCTGGGGCGAGTGTGGTAAGTGCTAAAGCAGCGGAATACACTGCTCATCACCCGCCACCCAAGGCCGCGTCTAAATGACGCATTATGAGCTAATGATTACCTACCTGAAGCAGAAGGTAGAGCTGAAGGATTGGCATGCTGTATGGGATGCCGCAATTGATCTTATGTGCATAGAGGAGAGAGGAGAGAATGAACCTACAGCAGATTCAAGCGCTAACGGATGCCCAAAAAGCGCGATACATGGCAATGGGGAAGTTATTCGACCACCCCAGCTACCGGTATCTTATGGAGTGGGCCACAGCTAGTGTTAATGAGGCGCAAGGCCGAGAGCTAAACGCAACGACGTGGGAATTAGTCCTACTCAATCGAGGCGCGCGGTTGGCCTTCACCGATCTTGTTAACCTAGAAACACAAGTTGAGAACGAATTCTCCCAGTTAGCCGAGCAGGCTATCCAGGAGAATGCGGAAGCTGAACTTGAGAAGCAGAATAGTCTAGACGAGGCATGAAATACCTTCTATTCGATTTTGCTTGCACGAAGTGCGGTTACGTCTTTGAGGAAATGGCCAAACCAGATAACTACTGGAGCCGGTGCCCTCAAGATGGAGCGAACGCACGACGTGAGATCAGTCCGGTCAGAATAAACCATACGGCTATGGCTAATAGCGAAAGCGCTAGCCCTGGCACATTGGCGCACTTTGATCGGGTGCATAAACAACGAAAGGCAATCGAAGAACGTTCTATGCGGGACCATGGTGATTATGGTAAACCCGCTGGGGCTGATTAATCGATCTTTCAAACCAAAAGCTAAGCTTACTAATCAGTAGTAAGACGCTATACGGAGTACCACATGGTTAAATTCGTTGATGTTCCTCTAGATAATGGTGACTCGAATCGAGCTGTCGCAGCGCTGAATGAGGCGGTTGCAGAATCCCGCAATAGCCCCGTTAGACAACAGCAGGATGTTCAGGATACTAGTTCAGTGACAAGACACACTGATGTGGACCCACGCTTTGCGGGGAAGTCTACCAGTGATATCGTAAACATGTACAAGAACCTGGAAAGCCACTCCGGCAGGCTAGCAAGCCAACTTGGCGAAACCAAGCAGGCGCTAAACCAAGTGATCTTAGAGAAGAGAAGCAACGATATTCGTCAGAATAGCCCGCAGCGCGAATCTATCAAGATTCAACCCACGGACTTGATGACAAACCCCACCGAAGCTATTGACCGCCTAATCTCCGACAGGATGTCCCAAAACTCCGAAGTGTCGGCTGTTAAGCAACGTATCGCAGAACTTGAGGCCCAGCTTAGTAACACCACCTTTGTTACCAGGCATCCTAACGCACAAGATGTCACGGTTGATCCGGCTTTTCAAGCCTGGGTAGCCAAGACGCCGCTCCGCCAGAAGCTTAATGCTAATGCGGCTGCGGGTAATATGGACGCCGCGGATGCACTGTTGACTGAGTGGGATTCAGCTAAGCCTACGGCATCTGTCACTACGGCCACTACTCGCGCACAGGAAGCCGCACAACGGCTAAGCCTGGAATCGAGTAATACCGGCAGTGAGAGCGGCCACGGACCGAATCGATCGGCTAGGACATTTAAACGACAGGACATTATCCGGCTCCGCCAGACGAATCCTGACCTTTATGAGTCAGATGCCTATCAGAAAGAGATCATGCGCGCGTATAGAGAGAATAGGGTCGTAGACGGTTAATAGAAGAACAATAAACCCTTAGGATTTAAAACAATAACATGGCTACAGCATTAGTTCTTAGCAATGATATTGCAACAAGTCTCACTGGTGGTCCTGGTAGTCCGAACGACGTCCATGCCGCTAACTTTGTCCCGGCCTTGTGGTCGGATGAAGTCGTTGCAGTATACAAATCGAACCTGGTCCTCGCGAACCTGATTCGTAAGCTTAATCATCGCGGTAAGAAAGGCGACACCATTCACATCCCGACGCCCGCTCGCGGCACGGCTGTGAACAAGGTTGCGCAGTCGGTTGTGACGCTCCAGCCCTTCGTGGACCAGAGCGGCGTTGGTGGCATCACCATCACGATCAATAAGCATAAAGAATATTCTCGTCTTATCGAAGATATCGTTGACGTGCAAGCGTTGCCGAGCCTTCGCCGGTTCTATACCGACGATTCTGGCTATGCGATTGCAAAGCGCGTTGACAGGGATATCTTCTTCCAGTTAGGTTCGGGCACGACCGTTTTCGGCGCGGCTGGTACCTTTGTGGAAGACCCGGCCACGGGCAACGTGCAGGCTTCCAGCACGGCGACTCTGGCAGTGGGCGATGGCCAGACTGTTTATAACCCGGCGGCCAATGGTGGTGCGGGTAATGCGACTGACCTGACGGATCTTGGTATCCGTCGTGGCATCCTGAAGCTTGACCAGGTTGATGCGCCGATGGCGGCGCGGTATCTGGTTCTGCCCCCGGTTGCTAAGGCATTGCTCTTGGGCGTTGCGCGTTTCACGCAGCAAGCGTTCACGGGTGAGGCTGGTCCTGGCAATTCCATTCGTAATGGCTTGGTTGGTAACGTGTACGCTGTTGAAGTGTACGTGTCCAACAACCTGCCGAACATCTTCTCGAATAGCGGAGCTGTCGGTGGTTCCATTGCCTGGATGCTCCAGCGTGATGCGACTGTGCTTGTTGAGCAGATGGGTATTCGTACCCAGCAGCAATACAAGCAGGAGTTCCTCGCGGATCTCTTCACTGCTGATATGATCTATGGTACGGGTATGCTACGTGGCGGCTCTGCCGTTCCGTTCGTTACCAATAACCTGTTGGATGCCTAATAGGCAAGCGGGGGTGTAACAGCCCCCGCACTTATACATGTCTACTGCGAACACCCCCGCACTAAAGCAAGCATTCTGGTGGCCTAAGAATTCCACACAGAGCCGCGTGTTAACGGGTACAGACGCAGGAATCGCCTGGAATAACAATAATGCTACAGCAGGGATCACGTTTACCCTGCCTAAGGCAGCAGTCGGACTGACTGCAGTTGTATCTGGGCTAGCCTTTCAGTTTCTTGTTGCCTCCGCACATAACGTTGTGATAACCCCTAAGACCGGGGATACCATACGCGGATTGGCTACTTCTGGGTCTTTGACGCTTGCGGCAGTAGGACAGTTCGTCCAACTTGAGTGCATTGTAGCCAACTTCTGGGAAGTTACCAACGGTAACACATTCCCAGACGGCGTAACCATCAATGGCGGCACATCCACCATTGGTGGACTTACCATAGCCACACAGCAATCTGGCACCTTCACAGGGTCTGTTACAGGCTGCACGGGAACCGTAACGGGCACCGTTACCTACGAGATAGTCGGTAATACCTGTACGCTAACCTACCCCGCCGGTATGGCAGGGACCAGCAATAGCACAGCTATGACCAT